AATTGTTTCGGCTTCCGGGTCAACAAAATCCTCCACCGCCTCGGAAACAATGATATTGCTCTCCATCGAGGAAAAACCGTAATACGCCGGATTGACGTTATTGCAATGCAAGTGCATCGTCGCAGGCAGGAAAGCTCCGGCCAACGCCCAGCTGTTGGTATTCTCCATATCAAGATAGTACCCGGAAAAGGGATAAATACTCTCAAAGCAATGGACTCCCTTCACCGTGGCGATTTTGACGCAGCCGCGGGAGGAATTCCCGCCATGCAGCAGCCACAGCGCGCCCCTGTCTTCAGTATCATATCCTCCGTCCTGGTATTGCTCGTAAACCACCGCGTACACGCAGACGGGATAACCGTTATTGGAAGACGTCTCCGGCGCGAGGGCCTGCGTCGTCTTCATCTTCCATTTCTGCTCGGCATTGGAATAATAGATCTCCCGGACGCGAATATGATACCCTCCCGCGTCCGCGTCCCGGACATGATCAAACGTAATATCGATAATCTCCCCAATCCTGTAGCCGCCGGCCGCCTGATCCGGCACCAGCGTAAACGCGTCCCTGTCCCACCCCATGCGCGCAACCGTTGTCATCTGGCCGAACCTGGCCGTGAATTTCGTGCTGACAGCCGGCAGCCGTAGCGGGGCCACCCACCCCCGGATGCTGGAATAATTGTGCATGGGCCTCGCGTTGGTCACGAGGCCGCATTTCACGGTAAAGGCGGAATTGGGAGGGACATTGAAATAAAGGGAATTGGGTTCCCTGTCCGTTTTGAAAACCGTCCCATTGGAAGACGAGCAATCCGCCAGGAGCGGATAACACCTGACGGAAAAAGCGTCAGTGACGGCAGCCAGCCCGGCGGCGTACAGGCGGTTGACCGCTGACGTATCCGTCGCCGCCCCCACGGCAAGCGGGATGTTGATGCCGCCATTGGCGTTTATAGCCCCGTCAAACGTGCCTCCCGCCGCGGTGATATTGCCGTCCAACGTCATGTTGCCTGCATCATCTACTTGAGGTATGGCCGCCAGAGCATTAGCCGCCGCCGTCGCGGAATTGGCCGCGCTGGTGGCGGAGGTCGTGGCATTAGTCGCCGCCGTATTGATACGCCTCTCCGCCTGGTCAATGTCTTCCCTAGCAGTTTCGGCACGTTGGACAAGGGATTCAATCGTCTCTTTCGCTTCCTTCCCCGCAGCCTGAACGGCGGAAACGGCGGCCACCTGCGCGCTGGCTATATTCTGCTGCGCGGTCTGTGAGGCACGCCCTACGGCAAGCACGGCCGCCGCTTGCTTGTCCTGAATGGCAGTCACAGCCTCATTCCTGGCTTCAATAATCTGCCGCTTCCCGTCGCTGACCGTTTCCGGCCAGGTGGCGGCCAATGACTCCACAGCAGTTTTTGCATCATTGGCACTCTTAGCGTCACGGGCTGCGTTAGTTGCGGATGTGTCGGCAGCGGTCGCGGAATCGGCGGCAGCCCTTTTGGAGGCCCAGGCAGATCCTGCATAGCCTTCCGCCTCTTCGGCTCTTTCCAACACAGTTTCGTACATCATTTCCCATTCCGGCCGGGCAGAATTTGGCAAATGCTCATCCCCTATCAACCCCGGTTCCAGATAAAAATTCAACGGAAGAGAATGATAAACACCTTTCCCTTCCTCCGTCTCCACCAGCACGGCCACCTGTGCCTCTATAGTTTTATCCTCTGCTTCTTTGGCCGCCGCCCGTATTTCCTGTGTATCAAAATCAACCACCATTGCCACGGCCCCGCCCGTTATTTGCTCTTCCTGATAAGCCAATAACTGCCCGTTCTTCTTATGATAGGCCGCCAACGTAACGCGCCCGGCCTCAAGCTCACGCCCCAAAAAGGATAAAGACACGGGCACATCTTGCCTGCGGACAAGACGCACCCCGCACAAATTCATATTTTCATCACCCGTGCGATTCCGAAAAATCCCGCTCTCAATATCCAAAAAAAGCTCCATCCTACCCTTCAGGAGCTTTTTCAAAATTCTTGGAATCAGGCCCGCAGGCATGCAATATCCACCACATCACCCGCGCGCACGCCTCACGCACCGTCTCCCCATATTGCTCTTGAAATTGCCGGTAAAAAGACATCTGCCCGCAATGAGCGGCACATACCCCGCTCTTGGCAATTTCCGCAATCTTGACCAGCAGGGACGGATCACATGTCCGCACACCGATTAAATGACGCCCTCCGCGGAACTCCAACATATCTACTCCTTCCCTCCCGTAAAGATAAGCCACAATTTGAGAGATCGTCACATCTTCCGGGTACTTCTGCTTCCCCTCCGGCCATTCCCTTTGTGCCAATAGCTCCAGGGCATCCCTCATGGCGGTCCTAGTCATCCAGTAGCAACAACCGCTCCACGCCAAAGGCTCGATACATTGCATGCCCCCGGCAAGCTTATTCCGCTCTTTCAGGGATCGGACAATTTCAGCTTTATCCATAAGCAAGGTATCTGCATCTATCTTCACTACAGGCTCTTTGCCAGGTATATCCAGCATGCAGCCCAAGATGCCCCGCACACATTCCAGCCCATTCAAATTTCCACGCCGGGGAAAATACGTCACCTTGTAACTCACATCCTTCCCCGCGGGTATCTGCCCCGGCTCTAACGGGCGCGCCCCGTCATCAAATAAATAAATTCTGGCATTACAATCCGCCCGCCGAATTTGCTTAACGCACAATTCAAGGCATTTATAGTCTTCCCTGTAACAGAATATTGCGTAGTTCATTTTTATCAATTTATCGGTGAATAAATTTTGGAAGTCACAATCCATTCCCCCTGCTGGATATAGATTTTCCCGTTTTCGTCCCGGTGCAGGCGTATTGCGTGGTCGCTATCGCATACAAGAGCGGTCCATAAATCGCTTATAAGATTATCAGAGCCATCCGGCTCCGTATCTGCATACAGCTCCACAGCCAATTTATTATTCCGCAGAAACAGGCCTGCCTTCACACCGTTGACGGCATCAGACCAGCTTGATTCATAATCCAGCACCACATATTTCCCATTTTTCCGCAGAGGAGCGCGGAAGCTCAATTCTTCCGCTTCGCCCCCAGGAGTGACTATGAGGGAAAGAGCCCCTGCCTCTGCGGACAAGCCCACTTTATAGCCTCCGCCCACCTCATGCTGCTGCGAGTCCACAGTCAAATCCAATTCCCCCTTTAGCCCGGCAGGAGATACGGACAAATTCACCGGCCATTTCCCGCCATCATCCACGCTGGAACCTACGGAGGAATCAATTTTTATTTTTAATATATCAGTTTCTTCCTCAACTCCTTCTCCGTTCTGTCGCTTTTCATATTCAAGACCATCCCCCGCTTCCGGCATTTTACCGGATGCGGAAAAATAAATGCGTCCATCTTCTTCTTTGAGCAGTACAGAACCATCAGAAGAACACAAAAGCTTGAATTTGTAAGGTTTTCCCTTGTTCCCTTCTTCACCGCCTTCTTCACCCTCCCCCGCGCCTTCCTCTTCTTCATAAATCAGGGAACAGTCTCCGCTGGAAGGTTCCTTTGCGTCCTCGATAAGAGCGGCAATTTCTTTTTTCCGCTCTTCAGCCAAATCCACAATTTCAATACCTTTCCCGGCTTTCAACCCCAATTCATCAGGAGCAACCCCGCAATAAACCGCTCCCAGGGCATACTGTTTTACCGATACCAGAGACGGCAAATTTCCATCCTCCGGCAAGGGTTCTTCAAGCTTCTCCACCTTCGCCAACAGGAAGCAATAAGTGAATTCCTCTTCGGCTTCTTCATCATCCGGTTCCGCTACATACTGGAGCGGCTTGGAAGATCCTTTCGTTTCTTTCAGTTCCGCACTTTTAATGACGCCATCCCCGGTGCATTTCACTTCCAGCCAGATTTCCCCCTCTTCTTTCGGTGCCACCTCCCAGGTGCCTCCGCCGCGCTGCGCCAGTTGCCCAGCTATGTAAATATCGCCCTTCTTTACATAGGCCATATCCGGCGCGCCTTCTTCATCCGTATCAACCACAACCCTCCAACCCTCATTCAGGGAACTTTGAGCATAATGAACATGGCCACTCCACGCCTCATGATACTTCAGGATCTTTTCTCCGGCTTCATCCGTTTCTTCCTTGAATTCCCCAAGATAAATTCTGACCGCGCGCGCCAGCCCTATTTCCTCCGCCGTCACTTCCGCATACGTAATGCAATCATGGTTATCCGCGCTCCGCTCAAGATACAGAAATACCTTATCCCCTCCCTGCACGGACAAAAAAGGCGGTTCCTCCGCCTGATCCATCTTTTCCCCGTTAAGTTCCGGCTTAATGCGCCGCACGCCTCCCGGATGCACTTCGAAAACCATGCCGGGCCAGAAATACGCCTTATATCCCGCATCCTCCTTTTCCAGCCTCTTCAGCGTAAACGGCTCGCCTTCTCCTGCTTTGTTTCTCCCCCCCGTTGGCCTTATGGTTAATGACGTGCCGCCCAGCCCCCGGTTAAACGTATAACCAACCCCGTTCTGCAAGCGGCAGGATTTAGCCAACTGTTCCAGCTCCCGGCACCCCTTAACCAAACGCCTCAATTTAGACGCGCTCAACTCTTCCCCCTGACTGAAAAACGGCCAGCTAATCATAATCAATACAAATCAGAATCCCAGCCATCCGGACCGCTCAACCGCCAGGAAACCGTCTGACGCCAATTCCCGGTTCCCGTCCTGCGGCCGCTCACTCCTTCTTTAATCCAATTATATTTTCCGCTTACCGCGGGCGCACCGCTTCCCGGAGATCCTTTTTTCCCAACCCCGGCCAGGCTCAACGCCTGAACGGTAGAAGTTACGGAAAACACCCCACCAGGACACAAGAAACTAACCTGCCCTTTACGCATCTTTTCCATGGCCTTCTTGCCTGCCTCCGATTTCACCGCATCCTCAATCACCTTATCATCTTTCCCGAAAGTATCTTTAGGAGAAGCACCGGACGCCACAGCCATCAATGCGTCTTTTTCTTCTCCATCTATATCCTGAAAGGCAGGATGCGTCAGCAACGGCTGTTCAGAGCAGGAATAATCCATGGAATATTCCACTTCCTCCCCTCCACCGAATTCAAAAGACGTTTCCCGCGGCAATTCGTAATAGAGCGTCACCCGCACCATATCCCCTTCCATCCCCTCCATGCTTATCTTTTTAAGCTTCAAACTGGCATCATCCGGATACGTGGACCCTATCGACGGGCACCGGGTATTCCAGCCTTCCTGATTGTCCGTGTAAACAATCCTCCCCACAGCCCTTACTTCCCCTTCATCCCCCCGTTCTATTTCCAGCGTCTTTTCATGCGTTTCCCGCTTCTTAATGTTAATTTTTCTTCCCATATTATTATTCTCTCTATCATTTAGCGGCTATTTCAATATCCCAGCACGGCCGCAGTTTTCAGGGTTCCCCGCCGCCCCACGCCCGTGTTTTTCACGATCTGCTGAAGCAAATTTGTCTGCTTCCGCGCCTCCGTAAGCTGCGGCATGCTCCCCATCATGGAGCGGCCCCCGCCGCCCACCTGCGCCAGACTGTCCGCTATGGGCCCGCTCCCTTCCTTCCGGTCCTTCCGCTGCTCCACCATATCCTCCAATCCAGCCATGCCACGGGCGCGCCTATTGGCCGTTTTCCTATCCACTCCCATGTCGCGCTGCTGGTCATAAATCTCCTTCATGCGTTCCGCCATCTTCAATCGCCGTTCTTCCGCCTTGTTTCCCTCCGCCTGCGCTTTCAACAGGGCCATTTGCCGGCGGTATTCGCGCCCGGCCTGCGCCCGGTTCCGGTTCTGCTCCAGGGCGGCTATTTCATGGGCCGCCGCACCGGCACGGGCTTTGCTCATGCCATCCGCCTCATATTGGTTTTGCAGCTCCAGCACGCGCGCCTGCTCCTGCAACACGCGCAGCTTATCCTTCTGCCCGTGAATTTCCGCGCGCAGCAGGGCAGCCTGCTTCTGGTGTTTGGCTTCCGCCTTGTCCCATTCCTTATTCCGCTCCACTATTTCACGATCCACCTCTTCCACCTTGCCAAGCAATTCATACAGGCTCTTGATTCTGGATTCCACCCCCTCCAGATTCAACATGCCGTCCACGGCGTCCCCGCCATCCAGCAGGGCTTTCTGCTCCGCAATGGCCTTCTTGAGGCCCTCAATGCTCCCATATCCTCCCAGCAGGTCTTTTTTCCGGTCCTCCAGCCCCATTCCGCTGCGCCGCCTCTCCCTCTCTTCTTCCGCCCGGTCATAATCCAGGGATAACAATTCATCTTGTATTTCCCTGATTTTTTCCAGCGTCTTCTTCCGTGCCTCTTCCGTCTGCTGCCCGCGCTGCGCCGCCCGTTCCCGCGTCTCCGCCGCTTTCGCGTTCGCTTCCGCCACCTGCTGCAACTCCTTCCGCTCACGTTGCAACAGCACCAGCCTATCCTGCACCGCAACCGTCATTCTCCCCAGCGGATCTTCCGCCAGCAGGTCTTCTTCTTCGCGCTTCAGGCGTTTAATTTCAGCGTCATATTCATCCATGACGCGCCCCACGTCCAGCTTGCTGGACGCCTCCCCGGCCATCTTTTTGATCCGTTCATCAAAATCAACATTATCCCGGCCAAAATTTTTTTCCTTTTCCTGCACGTCTTTAGGCACATGGCCAAACGCATCAGATCCTACCCTATACAACTCCGATACAGCATAGGAAATAGCCGCAATGGCCGCCATAATGGCCGGCCCCTTCAGGGAAGCGGCCATGCGCGCCCATGTGCGTTTCGCGGTCAACCCCACCGCCCGAACGGCTGAATCAAACCTCTTCATATTTCCCCCGGCCAGGCGCAATTCATTGTTGTAATCCACCCGGAAAGCCGCGGCCGCCGCCTGAATGGAACGCCCCACGGAAGAATTTGCCGCCATGCCTACAGCCTTCCACGCCCCCCAGGCCAGAATGCCGCTACGGATCATCTTTTCAACCCGGCCGCCTCCCGCGGCTACTGAAGCCAGGCCGCCCCCTACTGCGGAAACGATAGGCGCGGCCGCTTTCACAATCCCCCCCAGCAATTCACCCGTTTTCCTCAAGCCGCGCTCCACCTCCGGCCCATGACCGGCCCATGACGCGCCTATGGAGTCCATGGCATCCTTGATGCCGCTTGTTACCGGTTCCGCAAAAATACGGCTCAACGCTCCAACCTTGCCTTTCAGGGTCTCCACTCTGCTCTCTATATCCTGCGTATTTTTCTCCATCCCCCCCGCAAACTGCCCGCTGCCGGAACCCATGGATTTCAAAGCACTAAAAACTTGGCTAAATCCGACCTTCCCTTTAGACATCATATCCTTTAACTCCGCCCTCGTTTTTCCCGCCTGTTTTGCCATTTGCCCCATAACGTCAATACCGCTTAACGTAAATGGTTCTAATGTTTCCACATCCACCTTCCCCATTTGAAAAGCCTTGGAAAGCCGCGCCGCTACTGTTTCCAGACTGGCACCACCACCAGCCGCCACATTCCCAAGAGCCTCCAATGTACTTTTTAACTCGCTCGCCCTGACGCCGCACCCAAGAAGCAACTGCGCCGCCCGTTGCGTTTCCGCCAGCCCGAATGGCGGCGTATCAGCAAAATCCACCACATCCCGCGCCGCTTCCGCCGCGCTTGACGCGCCGCCCGTGAATGCCTCCATGCGCCGGGTTACTCTCTCTAGGTCATCCCCGCCCGCCAGCATGGCGGAAAATTTGCCCCAGCCTGCCCGCAGGCCGTTAATGGCGGCCCCTACCCCCGTAATGGTGGCGCTCATATTGATAAGACCGGCATTCAGCCGTTTACACGCCTTCCGGCCCTCCTGATCCATGCCCTTCAGCCCCTTCACGGCCTCCCCCGTGCTTCCGCCCACGGCCCCCTGCAAGGCTTCGGACATGCCGCTTGCCGCTTTCCTGCTTTCCTCCGTTGCGGCAATAAAGCCGGAAGCGTCCCCGTCAATTTTAATAGTTGCCCCTTCGCTCATAATCGTTTTCCGTTGACTATTATTGTAAATGTTCTAAATTTAACCTATGGACTTCATTCTTTACGTCCTGAAAAGAATTCTTGCCGTTGCCTTTCTTGCGGGGGTATCGCTTGCCATCCTGTACCATGGCACTCCGTGGATTATTGCCTTTGTCCTCGTACTGCTCTACCTGCTTTTCCACGGCACCTCCACCCCTGCCAAAAAGTAGAGCAACCGGACTATTCCAGTTGCTCTATCTGTTCTCTCCACGCTTCCCGGGCCTGCTCCAGCACGTCCCCCACATGCCCGGAGGATTCCGTGTAGCAGCTCCACCGGCACGGCGTCGCGTCATAGCTCCAAACCGCATGCACGTACTGCACCAGCCGCGCCAGCGGAATTTCCCACAGAATTTCCCGTTCCGGCCAACCCGTCACACGCGCCACCGTCATCAGCATGGCCGCGCCCCAGGACGGCCACGCCCTAAAGGGTCCTCTTCATCCTCCCCTTCCGCCTCCGGAATCACCATCCCCGCCTGAATCACTTCTACATCCCCCAGCACGGCGCATTCCAGTTCCACCAAATCCCGGCCGGGAATGTTCATGGCAGCCGCTTCCACCAGAACGCGCCGTTCTTCCTCCGGCGCAAAAACCCCTTCCCTGACTTCCTCCCGGTCCCCCATGTGAACCCACAGGAATTCCGCCAGATAATAGACAATTTGCGCCTTGTCGGTTACGCCCAGGGCTTCCCACATGGACGGATGCCGCCCGTTTTCATCCGGGCCCAGGTTAATTTCCCCCAAGCGGCAGTAAGGATTTCCGATGCGCTGCAACTGCAACATGCTTCCCAGGGTCATGCACCGCAGCCGGTAGTTCTTCCAGCGGAATTCATTTCCCCCGATCAACGCCGCTTCCGTCAGGGCGCGCCTTTCCTGTTCCTGTAGTTCCATCTTTCTTGCTTTTTTGGTTGTCAATTAAGTTAGATTAAAGGCCGGCCGCCAAGAAAACCCTCCGCCACGCCCTGCCAATACGGATCCGCATCCAACCGCACCAGGGCCTTCCTTTTCCCCTTGCGGATGACGGCAAGCGGCACCTGGCTTTTCACAAAATCCAACAACCGCTTGTAATTGTGGAACGCGCACGCCACGTAAGCCAGCGGGCTTTCATTTTCCGGGTCAGTCAGCCAATTCTTATCCCCGAAAAGCTTGATTACTTCCTCCGTCCTAAACCTTCCGTCTTCGCTTTTCGGCTCAAATTGCCAGGTAATTACCCCGCCCGGCGCGGAAAGGCGCGCGCCGCTGCCTATCAGCACGCTTCCGGACGTGCATTTCATGCTTACCCCCAGCGTCAGCAGCAACGCGGCAAGCATGGTGTTTTCCGTTTCGTATCTGGATGCGTTTTCCGTGAAAACAACCACATCACTTTCCAGCTTTTTATTGTCTGCGGCATTCATCAATCTTACTATCTGACTTTTTTATTCAGGCTTCAGGAGACGGCGGAGGCCCCGAACCCGTAAACAGTTCCGCTCACGTCCATCTTCTGCGCGTCCGTATTCTTCAGGTTGTGCTTGACGCCCTTCAGGAAAACGGTAGTGGCGGAAGGAGTTTCATTCCAAATATCCGGAATTTCATTGGCAAGGGTCAAAGACGCTCCCATTTTCAACGACGCCGCCCCCGTGGTAAGGATTGCGCCGGACATGGAAAAGGAAAGCTCTTCATCAATGATAAGCACTCCGCACTTTTTCCCCTTGTTATCCTTTTGTTCATAAATTTCCTGTTGGCCGTCAAAATCGATCGACTCAACAAAAATTCCTTTTTCCGGTTCGTCAATCCCGTGCTTCGGGACATCTCCAATATGTGCAGGCATAATCAAATTCCTTTCGTGTTAAAATTCATCTATCTACCCTTCAGGAGCTTTTTCAAAACTGCACGGGCACCGTCATTTTCCACGTCACCGCAAACGCGCCTTCCTCCGCCGCCGCATCCTGCGCGGGCCCCAGCCTTACCTTGCCTATGACCAGGAAATTCCGATAGGGCCGCGGGCTCTCCACGGCATTCAGCCCGGCGCGGTCCACTTCCTTCAGCCGCTCTTCCATCCACGCCTGCAACATCCGTATTTCATCCGCCGTCCGGTCATTGGCGTCCAAATGCAAATCCACGGATATTCCGGCGTGATACGTACAGTACCCGGCCACAATTTCCTCCATTTCCGCCGCCTGGAACAACGCATATTCCTTCCCTTCCCGGTCTTCGTCCACCGCCATCTTCAACGGCACCGGGAACCCGTCCGGAATCCCCCGTTCCGTGTTCCCCCTGTCTTCCTGAAAACGCGCCTCCAGGCACGCAATCACCGCCTTAATCAAACAATCTGCCTGTGTCATCATGAATTAAGCTCCTTTTTCAACTTGGCCACATACCCCTTGATTACCTTCCGCATATCCCGGCCCGCAGAATTCAGCGCATACGCCGCCACGCGGGAAAGCTGCCCCCGGTCAGGATATTCCGGGCAATTCTCCATCTCAAACCGCACCCGGCCGCCCTGAACCGTCAAAGAAGCCGCGCCGTCATAATGGGAGGCGTGCCGCGCGATCCACGCGGGCACCTTCTTCAGCCCGGCCACCTGCGCGCCCCGCAGCCACCCGGCCGCCATCCTCCCCACGTGCCGCCGCCGCTCCGCCAAAGCCCTTCGCACGTCTCCCGCCTGCGCCACTCCCGGAGACATCAGGCCGCCGCCCTTCAGCACGCGCACGCTGCTTTTCCGGCCCATTTTCAGCAGGGTATGGCTCCGCAAAAACGCATCCGCGGAAACGGTGGCCATGCCCTTAAACTTTTTCCCGCGCACCCCCAGCAACACCCCGCCGCGCTTCTTCCGGGGGTAAGCATAGGGCACCGGCCTTCCATCCTCACCGCGCTTCATCCTCACATCCGTTTCCAACGGATCCCCGCCAATATCCCGCGCAATATGTTCCTCCAACGCTCTTTTTCCGTTTCCGCCATTCTTCAGGCTGTTTGGCGGCGTGGTGCGTATGGCCTTGCTCGCTGCCCGCTTGGCATATTCAAGGGTCAACTCCCGGATGCCGTCAGCCCCCACCTTCTTCACCTCCGCCAGCCTTTTCAGCACGCGGGAAATATCCACTTTATACCTGACTTGCGCCATTCGCCACCCTTCCGGCTATACTTCGGACAACTCCAGCACCAGGGCCACGTCTCCGGCCCAGTCCCGCACCCGCGCAATGCGGAAGGCCCTACCGCTTCGGACCGCCACCACCTTCCGCCCGGCCGCGGGAACGCCCTTCAACGCCTTCCGACGCACGCGCAGGGACGTTTGCACCTTGCACACCCGGCCGCCAAGCTCCACCTCATACCAGCCTTCCAGCGGCGCAAAAACGCCCCGGCATTCCTGACCGTCCACCATCACGCGCTCCCCCCAGGCTTCTTCCTGCTCATGATCCCCAAGGTCCAGCAATTTTTTTATTTCCCCTGCTAAACTCATATCCGTTCAATAAAAACCGGCGCACGGAATTGACACCCCGCGCGCCGGTCCTTTGCTCTCTTTTATCCCATGATTCCGCCAAAAAACCGTCAGGCCCCTTCCTCTTCAGTCGGCCCTGTTTCTTCCCCGCCGCCGTCCTCAACGCTTTCACCTTCCGCCGCCGTCTCCGGAGCTGCGCCGGAAAGCTGTCGCAAATGGTTCTTGTTGCCCACCGCCACGCCGGCCAAAAGCTCCGCGGAAATGTAAACCGTTTCCGTTCCCTGGTCAGGCCAGCACTTCAGCAGCAGGGAAATCCCCAGCTTAGGAGATTCCACCACCTGCGTTTCCAAATTCAGCTTCGGATCAATGTTCGGAAGACGGACGGCAACGGCCAGCGCGTCCGGCCGCGTCGCAAAACCAACCCCGGCATTCCCGGCAAGCACGTTCACCCCTTCCACGTAGTGAATTCCCCCCGGAATGGAATATGCCCCGTCCGCCAGGTTAAGAGCAAGCGCATTCGTGGGAATCAGCCTGGAATAATACATCCGGTCCAAATAAACGGCATCCGCGCCATTAGTCATGGACGGCCAAATCACATCCGCCATCATTTCCGGTTTGAACCCGGCCCGCGGGCCAATATTCACCACTTCCGCCCCGGAATCGGCTATGGCGGCCATCAGGTCCTTCCAAAACGCCTTGGCGACCGTCCGCACAAGCGTTTGCACCTTATTCGCAAGCTGCACCCCGCTTTTCCTTTCCTTATAGGACAGGCCAGCCGGACGGGAATAACGGTTCAGCGTCACGGAAACGGAGCTGGTTTTCAGCTCGCTTTGATTCCAGTCTTCCGTATTTTTCAACGCCTCCCCGGCTCCGTCAATCACTTCCACCTTGACGGAATCGCCGTCCGTCTTGAACTCGCCGGACACGTCCAGAGAAAACCGGCTGATTGAAGCCAATTCTTCTTCCAGGGTGGCAATAGCCGCCTGTGAAACAATGGTCCAGTTCAGAGCGGCGACATCATTTCCTTCCATCACGGCATTCCGCGGAATGTTCATCAATGTTTTCTTGTTCATATTTTATTTATGTTTGCGTTTTGTTAGTAAAAATCTATCTATGGCGGCCAAGATGCTATTTCCCCGGCTGCTCCGCCAGCCGCGCGGCCTCCTGCGGATGCCCCATAATCCATTCCAGCGCATCCTGCGCGGCCATCTCCCGCAGCTTTTCGTTCGTCATGGCAGGTTCTTTCTTTCCGTGCTCTTCCGTGGCTCCCTCCGCGGGCGGCAACCCTACCGGAGCAACCCCCATAGCCGCCATTTCCCGCACAACGGCCTCCTTCACGCGTTGCTCAAATTCCCGCTCGTGCGCCTCCATCACGCGCGCCTGCTGCCCCTGCATGCCCCGGAACCCGTCATTTTCCGCCGCCAGCCTTTCGTTTTCGGCCACCAGCCGGGCAACTTCCCGTTCCAGTTCCTCCACGCTGTT